CGTGCTCCCCCCTCGTCTCTGGAGTCCAAACTGGTGCCTTTCCGACCCCGCGTGTTTTTTTTTTTTTTTTTACACATATACAATTAATAATACCCCCGCCGAATTTTTGCCAAAATAATTCGCGGTTTCTGATCGCAGCTTACTGTTAAGAAACTCCAAAAGCCAAAGAGGAGCTTCCGTATCAATGATAGTTGGTTACGGGACTACGCAAAAGTCTCAATCCACTGGGAACTGATTGTTCTGTAGTCATGGGTTATATCGGACCAATCAGAGTGTCCCTCGGCATCCAGTTGTTCCTGGCGCAATTGAGAAATAGCCTGATTGCATTTCCGTTTCAAATCGTTAAAATATACGTCTCCGTGGTGGAATGCTTCGTGCATAGCGGTATTGATGTTTTCGAGAACTGCCATACGAGGAGCGTCTGGTCCACTAACTCTTCTCACCCAATTGATCTCCTCATGGATGGTGTCAGTGTCTAATGGAGCAAGCATTCGGCTGGCGAAGGCAAAATGCGGCACCCATCTACGCTTCAGGTAGGATGTCTCGTTCTTTAAATTCATGAAATCAGGTTGGACTCCTCCTCTTTTCAACGCATCGGTATAGTTGATGTGATGAGATTTGAAGAAATCCTGTACAGCATTGAAATTAAAGAACTTCTGATATTCCGAGCTTGGAGCCCAGACATGATCATCACCGTACACAGTACATTCCATGTTGTCATTAATCCTGGCAACATCAATCTTGATCTTCTTGGCGTCTGCAATTCCGAGCACAGCAATCAACATGTAGAACCAATTACAGAGTCCGTTTAGGTCAGCAGTCAAAGTAGTTCCCGAAGGAATTCCTTGTGATTTTCTGGCCACCACATTTCCATAAATAGTCAAAAGAAAAATCAACATTTGAATGATGATCCTCCTAGCACGCTTCATGATGGGTCCGTCATCGTACCAATCGCTGATGACATCAGCTGCCCGTTCCATAACGTCAGGATCTAATTTCCCATCCCAAGCTTTGTAATCTCCAGCAACAACATTCCCGCCGAAACGGTTCAGTCTATTGTAGAGACTAGTCCACTGTGGGCTAGTACAATCAATCCCAACGGCACTTGGCAGTTGAGTACAGTTTTGGTTCATGCACGCAATGAAGGCTCCAAAGAACCTCCTACACTCGATATTAAAGTGCAGCGGCAGACAGTCAAAAAGTCTAGTAGCTCCTGATCTTATCTTGGCCAAACCACGTCGTTCGTCTTTCAAATTCGAATAAGCGAGAATAAAGGGTTGTTCTCCTCGCAAAAGTTGTTCGTGCATTTCTTCCTGTTTCTTCATTAGATATGCATCCTTCGGAAACATCTCTAACGATTCTTCAGATAAGGGATCAGTACATCTAAATAAGTACCTCTTTCCCTGTGCACCTGGGGGCCGCCACCACTTAAAAGGTACGCCCGGACTCGTTTTCGGGTTCAGCCGGCTAAAACCAGCTCCTGGTATTCCATTTACAGCTTCATAAACTGTCAAAATCCTCTTAGTCACACCCCGAGGGACATAACACAAAAGGGTAGTCAGTATAAGTGAGGCAGCAATCTCAATGTTGTACTTCGAGAATGGTTTAGTTCGTTCTGAGAACTTCTTTGCTCCCTCATTAATAGGGGAATACCGTTGTTCACGCAAGGACTCATCCATGCGAGCGTCGTTAGGGTGCAGAACTGAAGGTTCTGTGACATGTTCGACGACCATGTCAAATAGCGGACTAGGAACGAGGTCGGTCTTAGATGACACTCGTTCAGCATACTTGCTATTAAGGTACGCTGCTTGCTTCACCGCCCCGACAGGTACGATGGTAGGATGTTCAGTGCTCTCTACTGTGAGTTCACTAAAGAGAGCATTTCCCATTTTCGGATGATTCGCAAACAATTCACCATCTTCTGGCGAGGCTGCGCAATGCATCTCCGACTCCAGAGGAAACTTCTCCAGGATGTTCGCTGTGAGCCACTCCATTGTTATGATCGCTCCGAAACTTTGTTCTAAATCAGGCAATCCCGCAACATGCATACCCATAATACAGCCTTTGGAAAACTTATTCATGCATGCTACAACAGCACCACACATGCCTTTCTCCGAAACCATATTATAGGCCCACGATTGAGGATTGTGATAAGTTTCTGTCTCATCACCATATTCCACCAAAATATCGTTCCTGCGAACAGTCACGAGTTTCTCAGTGAAAACGCCATTCAAAGAGCGAGAATTCACTACGCCTAGGGTTGAAGTGAGCAAGGGTAAGTCATCATCACGGATAAAATGTTCCATGATATTAGGGAAAGACTCAGCCCTAGCTCCAAGATTTACAAGACACACGTCGCGCG